GTGCAGACGAGCGCGCAGAGATCAAAAGTATTGACCTTTCGGCCATGAGCAAAGAGGATCTTGAACGATTAGCTAAAATCGTGCTAAAAGATGGCAGAGAGACAACGTTTGATATCCCAAGCGACATCGATATCTCAGCGATCGACCCGGAGACCTTGCCACCTAAGATCGGCACACTCCGCCGATGAAGCGTTTATATTTAACAGTTACATAAACAGCTACGCCAACTACCAGTTATCACACGGACAATACACCGCCATCAACGGCGATGTGTTCAAGCGCGCCATACACCAGCAACTCGCCGAGATATTGCCACACCGCGATGTCATCGTAGCCTGCGCAGTCGATGATCCGGAGATTGCCATTGGATACGCCATAGGCATAGACCTTGGGGACGCAATCATTGTTGACTATTGCTATGTCAAACATCCCTTGCGACGGTTTGGAATAGCAAACTATCTGTTGCGTGACCTAGGCGTCACCACAGACAAGACGCTGTTATACACGCACGAAACGCGTAAGGTGCAGTACTTAATCAAACACCAAACAGGGCATGTGTCGTATGTGCCAGCTGGCAGCATAGGCAATATGTTAGACATCAAAATAATGGAGCGAAAAATAAATGGCAAAGATATTAGGTACTGATACACAAATCAAAATTGTTAGATTTCGGGTAAAGGAAGCAACCAAGATAACGACTAAGTTTTTTGGCACACCGCTTAGGCAAATCGAAAAAGAAGGCATGTACTACGACGCCACGCTAGACTCGATTAGACTCGGCAACGCATGCATCCCGATGAGCAACGTCGTTGAGTACGAGATAGCCGAGTAAGATGGATTTGCGCGGTGCGATGATCTTGAACGAGTTATCGCGCAGGCAAAAACTACTCTACGCAGCCGAGAATGACGATCCGATAGTTCGCTTTTGCCCTGAAATTCCCACGGAAAAGCAAAGACTACTCATCGACTGCGACGCGTTCGAAGTCTTGTGGGGTGGTAGCGCTGGGTGCGCAAAGACAAGCGGGCTATTAATGTCATCGCTTCGTTTCGCCCATAAGCCAGGATATGCAGGCATGATATTCAGGCGTACGTATTCAGACCTTGCCCTGCCAGGGTGCATCATGGACCGCGCTAAAAGCTGGATGCCTAAAGGCACAGACGGCGTGCATTGGGATGGAACCGAGAAAACATTTAGATTCGCATCCGGCGCAGTGCTCGCTTTTGGTTATCTAGATTCTGTAGGCGACGAGCATCGTTACAAGTCTTCAGAGTTTCAGTTTCTAGGATTTGATGAAGCGACGCAAATACGCAAAGAAGCCTACATGTTTCTGCATACTCGCGTACGAAGAAAAGCCACAAGCAACATCCCATTGCGCATACAGTGCTGCACAAACCCTGGAGATATTTCACATGATTTTTTCAAAGCGCGATTCATCGACGAAGACACCCGAGAAGATAGATTGTTTATCCCAGCGCTTGCAGCAGACAATCCACACATTGATTTTGTCAGTTATCATAAATCGCTTGAGAAACTAGACCCGATCACAAAACAGCAACTCATGTACGGCGCGTGGATTCGTGACTCAGGCGGACAAATGTTTTTGTTTGATCGCCAGAAAAACACATGGGACAAGGACCCGCAAGTGCCAGACCCAGACTATTATGTGCTTGGCGTAGACTTGGGCGCATCGCAAAAAACAGCAAGTACGGCATTCTCCGTGCTTGGATTCTGGAAACATTACCCGAGCGTTGTCGTCGTTGAAAGTTACAAGATTGCCGGCATGACGCCGAGTTCAATAGCCGAAGAGATCAAGAGCATTCGAAAGAACTACAAACTCGTGCGGATGGTAGTAGACGCGGGCGCACTAGGCGCCGGATACACCGAGGAGTTTAGGCAGCGGCATGCATTGCCTATTGATCACGCCCAGAAAAACAATAGACTAGCGTACATAAAACTTATGAACGGAGACCTATCGAATGGCGTTTTGCAAGTATCCGCGTCAAAATGCGACCCGTTAGTGCAAGAGTTAGAGACCGTGCAATGGAATAAAGCAGGCGATGACGTTGAGCCCGGGAGCATTGATCATTGTATTGATTCGATGCTTTATGCGTGGCGAGAGTGTAAACAGTACATGGCTAAGGAAGAAATCAAAGAGCCGCAGCCAGGCACGCCAGAGTATAACAAGATGATTCGAGAAAAAGATTTTGCGCGCATCCGCGAGCAGCAACGAAAAGCAGATCAACGATCGGTAATGTGGTGACCATGGAAGATATCTACAAAGAAAATACACTTAACGAAATCTGGTGGCAGCAAGACGAAGGAGATATTGAAGCAACACGCGCTCTCGTATCCGACATGAAGACGCTTCAGCGTGATAACGTTGATCGCCGCGATGACTTTTGGTTTTTTGGATCTCTTTACGGCGGCTTTGGATCACGCAATCTAGATCGAAAAGCATCGAAATTTCAGCCATATCGAAGCAGTTTTGAAACACCGGTCGTCAAGTACAGCTTGCTTAAAGAAGTGATCGATACGATGTTATCGGTCGTATGTTCTAGCAAGCCAAAAACGCAGTACATGACGGATGGTTCGATCTGGAAGCAACGTTCTCAGGCGAAGAAGATAAACAAATTTACTGAAGGCGTCCGCATATCGCAAGACGTGCAAAGTAAGATGTTCGTGGAGTTCAAGAAGGCGTGCCTTTACGGCAACGGTGTTCTGAAGTTTGTCCCAGATGGCGAGTACGTGTCTATTGAGCACGTGCAGCCATACGAGATTTTGATCGATGAGCTTGATGGATTTTACGGCAGACCTCGCACGTTTATTCAAGTCCGCGCTATCAGCAAAGCCGACGCTAAAAAAGAGTACATGCCTAAGAAAAAGGAGGATCAGGAAAAGTTTGTAGCGCTTGTAGATTCTCTGCCATCTCCTGATCACCAAGATTACAGATGGATAACGCATGGTAGGCCTGGACTTATATTGATCATCGAAGGATGGCGTTGCGAAGATGATGGAGACGGTCGGCACATGTTGTGCTTTGAAGACGGCGACCCGATCACGTACGAAGTATGGGAAGATAAATACCCGCCGTTTGCGTTCGCGTGGGTAGAGAAACCTGTGGCAGGCTTTTGGGGTACGAGCGTCTCCGAAACCGTATACCCATTACAGCTCGAGTGCTCACGTTTGCAGCTTAGGAACTACGAAGCGAATAAAAAGTTTGGTGTGCCTCAAGTGTTCGTCCCAGCAAACTGTGAGATTGAGCCCGAAGATTTAACAAACGAGATTGGCGCAATCTATAAGTTTACGGGTGACGTGCCGAGTTACAACATAGCGCCAAGCACTAACCGCGAATACGACGAATCAATCTCTAAGTATCGCACAAGAGCGTTTGCGCACTTCGGCCTAGATACAGCCTTTTCCACGGGCGTAAAGCCACCGGGCCTAAACTCGGGAACCGCCATGCGCGAGTATGTTGATCATGCATCGATGCGCTTGTCTGGGATAAGCGATGAGTGGGATAGATTCAGCGTAGAGATTGACCGTAACATCATCAGGTGCGCTGAACGTATGCGCAGAAGCGGCGTAGATGTGCAAACTAAGACGCAAGACGGCCAATTCCTAAAATCAATCAAGTGGTCAGATATCCACATCGACGAAAACCAACTGACGTTATTGCCATACCCAGTCAATGCGCTTGGCTCGACGCCATCAAGCAAGCTAGATAAGCTATTCGAACTTGCTGATCGCGGATGGATTGATCAACGTTATGCCAAATCGCTTGCGGACTTACCGGACATTGCAAGCTGGGCGAATCTTGAAAACGCGCCGCTAGAATATGTCTTGCAGGTGATTGATGAAGCGCTCTACGACGCCAAGCGCCCTGATCCACCAGACCGTTATTCGATGCCATACATCGAAGAATTGTATATACCAATCACTATTCAGGCTATCAAACGCGGTGAGATTGACGAAGCTCCAGATAAAAACGTCCAATTACTGCGGGATTATGTAGCTCAGTTGGAG